CCCCCCAATTTGCAGGTTTGCAATAAGTCAAAGCTTAGTTACCATCATAGATCGCGTCGCACCACTCAAGTGGCCGAACTTTCAAACCCATCTCTTGAAATAACGATCTTATGAAATCCCTATGCCTTGACCTATGGTATAACAGCGTGTAAGAGTCGGCCATCTGTTGCGCAACATCTTCATTCATATGTAAGATGTTGAAGGAATGTTTTCCTTTATACAACGGTTCGACTATCTTACCCAGAAATCGGCTTCCAGCAAATTCATTCGCGTCAACGCTTTGTTTGACGTGACAGTACTGGCCTAGTACAGATAAGTAAGCATTCCAATTACTTACCTTTTCCTGGAGTGTATCATCTCCCATTGTGATGATATCACCTGCGTCAACCCCTATCTCATAACAGACACGCTCATGCAATATATCTTGAGCTATGCTGTTATCCGCGATGGTGTTGACGCAACCCGATTTCTGCACCCCATCTTTCCTCTGTTTGAAAATCAAACCTCCAGATGTTATGAAAGTAGCACCAACATAGAGCTGCCTATATCTCCACTTTGCCAATTCCATCCACAATTCTGATGGATTATCACAAAGGGCACACCGCAGCTCTAAAACAAACTCAGCAACCCAGAGTTGCATTGACCAATCCCAACCAGATTTGTCTAGGGCCGTCCAAGCTTGCGGGGGGATGAACCTCCATCCTCCAACTAACTCAGTCCAGCCCGGTTTACTGGGCAGATAAGGCCAATTATCAACTAGATTCTGGTTCATAGGCTCAAACAGCATATGATCAATTATCTGATCAAGTACTGACACTGAGCTTATCAGCCTAAATCTATGGTTCTCTATTTTCTTGAGTTTGTGCGGTTCAGCTTTTATGAAAAGCCTTATATGATCAGAATCTCTCATTTCCAATCTACTCTGCAAGAGCTGCCAACAACGATCAACTCTCTCCTGGTCAGGGATTCCATCCCTGACCTTAAAGAAGTCTCCGTTTGTTGGAGCTCTACGCATATAAGGGTAGCCTGGAGAGCTTGTCCAATCAAGCTTTTCTCTAACGACTCTCTCAAAATGTGATTTCTGCATGAAATCATCGGGAATCGTCCACCGAGCCGCTCGGTACTTTTCCAAAAGTCGGTCCATCAAGATTGCCTTAGCAGCCTTATGGGGAGGATCCTTTCGCAATCCTCTTCCTAAGGTACAATGGTAAGCCAATGATTTTAACTCTGCTTTGTTTCCAAAGCTGGGCCAACCATAGCCGGCAGCACTTTTCTCAAGAGCTGGCCTAAATCTTTGAGGGACTCTTTCATTTCTCTGAGGTCTTCCTCCAGAGACGGGGAGGGGTTGGTCCTGATCGAGGAACTCGAACTCGAGTTTGAGGTCTTCCTCTTCCTCTGCGGTAAGCTCGAGTTCGGGCGCTTGGCTAAAAAAGAATCTTGTTTAACAATCTTCCCTGATCTTCCTGTATCAGAGGGAATTGCAGACTCCTTCTTTGCCGTACAGAGTGGAGCGTGTTTATCATAAG